ACATAGATTAAAAATAATTAGGTTTTGTTAAATTTAAAATTTAATATTGTAAAATAATGTCAGAGTTAATTAACAACTATATCGACAACTTAGTCTTTAAGATAGCCGCTAAAGAGGGCGGATGTTCTCGCAACCGTAAACCTGAAAAGGTAGAGTTTTGGATATATCGCCCTAACTACACAACGGTTGTGACAGTGACTTATGTAGAGCTTGAACGGTGTATGATGTTAGCGACATACCCCGAACACTTAAGAAAATATATTGAGTAACAAGTTTAACATACTGCTTGTAGAGTTTAATGACTCAAAAATCTTCAACGATTATTGCAAGAAGTACGGACATAATAACCACCAAGAACTAAAGTCAGAAGTCTTGTCAATCCTTTTAGAACTGCCCGAAGATAAAAAGGAGACCATTGCAGAGAACAATTATTTAACCCCTTACGCTTTGCAGATTCTTAAGTTTCAAGTATCACATTGCAACTGGACTGCATTTCGTAAGAAGTTTGGCAATAGAGAAAATTTAGTTTTAGTGGAGAATTTTGACGATGACAAAGGTAAAATCTACATAGAGAATCACTATCAAAATAAACAATCACTACCGATATTTGATGTTAAGGATTACGATGCCCACGATATAGACGAAGAGTTCATTGATACTGAAAAGGTAGTTAAGAAAATCGAGCAGGATATGTTAGACCAAAACAACAAATACTTTTATCATTCAAGACTACTAAACGAGCTTATTATAACTGGAGTTAACACAAAACAATTAAGCCGAGATATTGGTATTCCTTACACATCAGTAAGACACGCTATAAAAGAATATAGACAACACCTTAAAGAATGGTTAAAATAATATACATTAACGAGAAGGACTCAGGCGTAGGCTATCATAGATTGCAAATACCTTTTGCAAACTTAGACCAAGACTATAAGGACTTAGACATTAAGGGAACGAATGGTTTTACACTTGAGTTTCATCCTCGCCAATTTGATATCGTAGTTTTGAACCGAATGTATAAGCATGACGAAGACTATTTGTTAAAGGCAAAAAATAGTGGTTGCAAGATTATCCTTGATATAGACGATTGGATTAAGCTACCTGAATATCACCATAAGGATGGCGTTAAGGATTCTATTTTAGAGCAAAGAATATTAGATGCCATTGGATACGCAGATGTTATTTGGACGGCTTCAGAGTATCTTAAGGAGTGTTTAAAGGACTATCATACAAATATAGTTTATATTCCTAACGGCATAGACTTCACACAACCTCAGTTTATACCTAATAAAAAACCTCAAGACAAATATACTATTGGTTGGATAGGGGCAAACAACCACCATTTAGATTTAAAGAAGTTAGCAGAACCGTTTACTAAATTACTTAAGAATAAGAATCATTCCCTTTTATTGGGAGGCTACAATGACAGTTCAAACGAATACTATCAACTAATTGAAAGTTACTTTACATCTAACTTTCAGCGACCACCTAATCAATACACAAGAGTTGAATGGATGGATGTCATGAATTATGCACTAATGTACAATTTAATGGACTGCGCTTTAGCTCCTTTGGGTAGTGACAAGTTTAGCCAGTGCAAGTCAAATCTTAAAGTCTTGGAGGCAGGAGCGTTTAGTTTACCTATCATATGTTCAAATGTAGAGCCTTACAAAGAGTTTATAGAACAAGGCTTAGTGCTTACACCTAAGGGCGATTGGGACGGAGTTATGAAAGGATTAATCAGCAACCCAAAGAAAGGAATTGAACTTGGCGCAAAGCTTCACAAATACGTTAAAGAGAAATATAACATTAAAACAATTAATAAATTAAGATACAAATCAATAATGAATTTAATAAGCAAATAAAATGGAAGAAATATTTAAAGATATAGAAGGATATGAGGGCATTTATCAAGTTTCAAATCTTGGTAATATAAAATCTTACAATCAAAATAAAGAAGGTAAAATATTAAAGCCAAGTGCACATAGCAGAGGTTACGTAACAGTTAATTTAAGAGGCAATATAAATAAAACTTCTACTATTCATAGGTTGGTAGCAGAAGCATTTATAAGCAATCAACAAAATAGAAAAGAAATCAATCATATAAATGGTATTAAAACCGATAATAGATTAGAAAATCTTGAATGGGCTACTCGCTCTGAAAATCTTTTACACGCCTATAAAACAGGTCTTAGAAAAGCTAATGATAAAAAAGGCAAAGACCACCCACTATCAATCCCAGTGGTTCAGTTAACATTAGATAATATTATCGTAGGGGTTTATGCAGGGGTAAATGAAGCAGCGAGACAAACAGGGGGAAATCAATCTGCAATATCAAACTGCTGTAATGGTAGAAGTAAAACAGCCTTAGGATATAAATGGCAATTTTCAATATAAATTATGATAATATTAATAAAAGCGTTATGGATTTCAGGTTTTGCCTTTGCACTGCATGAGTTCTTCCAATTCTTAATCAGTAAGTTTCCGAATAGAAAACTTAAGAAGCCATTTTCTTGCGTCACTTGTCTTTCTATGTGGCTTGGTGTAATAACATCCATTGTAATGTTAGACCCTTTGCTTATCTTTGTTCCGTTTGTTCTAACCAAAGTAATTAACAAGTTTTTATGGAATTAACGAAGGCGCAATATGAGCTTATTGTAGACTCAATCGGTAGATACCGTTTAACAATGTCTGAAAGATTCATGGTCTACCATGATGAAGACCAACATAAGGCAAGAGTCTTGCGAAAAGATTTAGGAATAGATACACCATTGCCGAACTGTTCATCCTGCGATGGGTTGGCTTATAGTGAGGCTTTATTTGGGGAGTTAAATAAATTAGTTATAGAATATGAAAAAATACATTAAGGTAGTTCACGATGGTAATGCAGGGGACGTAATATATTCATTGTCAAGTCTTTACGATTATTGCCAAAAGAATGACTGCAAGATAGTTTACTATATTAGAATAGGAACACCGAGTGGGTTTACTGATGAGACACACCCCGTAGGCGATGTTATGTGCAATGATGCGATGTACAACTTTATTGAACCATTGCTAAAGGCTCAACCTTATATTCATGATGTTATCAAATTAAACAAGGGCGAGAACATGGTTGTAGACTTTGACTTAAACTTGTTTAGAAAAGAATACAAGAACCTAAGTGCAGGTAACATTCAAAACTGGATAGCAAACGCGTATCATGAATTTAGACCGAACCTATCAAAGCAATGTGTATTTTTACCTGAGAACATCGGCAACAATTATATAATCGTAAACCGAACTACAAGATACAATAACTTTTTTATTGATTACACGATGTTAGAGCAATACGATAATGTGTACTTTGTAGGGACTGAGAAAGAATTTAAGAGGTTTGCAATTCACAACGATAAGATACAACACTTAAAAGTTTCTAACGCCTTAGAGATGGCAATAGCGATTAATGGTTGCAAGTTATTTATAGGCGGTCAGAGTTTAGCCTTTAGCATAGCAGAACAATTAAAAGTAAAAAGGATATTAGAACAGTACTTATATGCTCCTAACGTAATCCCTCAGGGTGGCGAGTGGTTCACTTTTCACACCAACGAACAATTTAAAACAATTTTAGATAAAACATTATGATTGACGAATACGAAAAAATAGGCAACAGTTACAAGAGCAAAGTTTTTGGCAACCCCCAAGACATTTATACGGATAACTACTGGAGTACACCGATAAGGTCATCCATTGACGAACAAGTGTCTAATGTTGTAGACAAGAATAGACTTGTCATTGAAAACTTAACACACATATTCCCAATGAAAAATCTTGAGATTGCTTGTTCGCCAGGCATTCTATTAAAGGAAATGACTTTAAGATTTGATTGCGTAGGGATTGAGGTTGATGAAAAGTACAAAGAGCAAATAGAAAAATATTCTAATCCTGCTAAATTACATTTTGGGTTCTTCCCTGAAATTAGTAAAGAATGGGAATCAAACCAATATAGCAACATAATTGCTTTAGATGTCTTTGAACACATTGAGGATTCAAACGGATTCCTTGAGGAGTGTAACCGTTTAATGGTAACGGGTGGACACTTAATAATTCAAAGTCCTATTATCCTTGAGGACGGTCAAATGGATGGCAAAATGTTTAACGGACTTGAGCATATTTGGATATACGGGATTCAGGACTTAAAACAATTACTTAATGAACATGGCTTTAAAGTTTTAAAAGTAGATAGGCACATTATCGGACACGAACAAATAACCGCAATAAAATTATAATTATGGCAGAAACAAGCAAATCAAGACCAAGAAGAGAAGCAAACGGATTCTTTGACAAGTATGTTCAAGGCAAAGTAATTGACATCGGAGTAGGTAGAATTGACACTTATGACGGTGCTGACCCCTTAACTGATTGGTGCGACACTTGGGATAAGGACAACGGCAACGCAGAACTTATGGAGGAAGTCGAGGACAATACCTATGACTTAGTTTATAATTCTCATTTACTTGAACACTTAGACCGCCCTGAGTTAGCAATAATGAATTGGATGCGAATCACTAAGCCAGGGGGTTACCTTATTATGGCAGTTCCACACCGAGACTTATACGAGAGAAAAACCAAGATGCCGAGCAAATGGAATCGTGACCATAAATTCTTTATAATGCCTGACGAAGAAACCTTGCCTGACACTCGAAGCTTTAAACATCTTATTGAAGTTGGTTGCAGGAATTTTAAGTATAAAATAATCAGCATTGAGACCAATGACACCTCAAGCAATAAGGATAAACCCGAAAAACATGGCAACGGGGAATACCAAATAGAGGCAATCATTCAGAAACTTTAAACAAAAAACAATATATTATAAATAATGGGAGTACCTAAAACGCAAACGAACAAATTGACTGAGGATGCAATAAACAAGTTTCCTGAGATGTCAAAGTCGGCAATAGCGAGATACTTACACGCTACCTACCCAACACACTTTAATAACATTGAGAATGCCAGGTCAATGATTCGTAAGTTAACAGGAGCGCAAGGGGATGGAAGACGAAAGTACAAACAGTTAGACCACACCCCTGCAATCGAAACTCAATTTAATCTACCAAAGTCAGAGGGTAGGCAAAGAGAGTTCTACCATTTAGACAAAGGAATTAAGAATGCTTTAATTCTTTCAGACATACACTTTCCTAATCACGATGTCGAAGCCTTAAGGAATGCTTTGATATACGGTAAGGAGAACAACATTGATTGTATAATCTTAAACGGGGATATATTAGATAACGAACCATTCACAAACCACGATGCCCCACCTCAAAAGTTGACCGCAGTCGCTGATTGGTTTCAAATGGCAGAAGACTTTTTAGATATGTTAATCAAAGAGTTTAACGTACCTATACATTGGACGGAAGGCAACCACGATAACTGGTATAAGCGTTGGCTAATGAAGAAAGCCCCTATCTTATTCAATGATGCTTACTACACAATGTCCTCAAGACTTAAGTTAAGAGAGAAAGGAATAAAGTTCCATGACCAAGATGTCATCTTCATGGCGGGTAAACTCCCAATCACTCATGGTCATTTATTAGTAAGGGGCGCATTTAGTCCAGTGAATCCATCAAAGGGAATCTTCAACAAGTTAAAAGGCTCTATGTTAATAGGACATTGCCACCAAACAAGTGAACACTCTGAGAGCTTATTAGACGGCACATTGATAACAACTTACTCAACGGGTTGCCTTTGCACCTTAGCCCCAAGCTATGACCCTCACAATATGCGCCATAACTTAGGATTTGCAAGAGTAGAGATAAGAGATGGCGGACAATACCGAGTACACAACAAACGAATAGACTACTTTACTAAACAAATATACTAATATGTGGATTGAAATATTTGAACTAACGGCAGAACAAGAAGACCAAGATTGGTATGATTTAGCAGAGTGTAACATCGTTTCAAGATTCTTTCTTACGATGGACAACTTCTCCAAGTACACCGATGTAAACGGCTATGAATATGTATCTTTCTATTCAGGGGGGTGCGAATGGATATCGATATTAAAATTGGACGAGTTTTTGGAGCTATACATTAATAAAACACCATGAAGCCAAGACAAAGAACCGACCACGACTTATTAAGCAGACAAGAGGAGGCGAAAGTAATAATCAAACGCCCTCAGTTTACCAGTAATTTCACAACCGACAATAAACTATTCTATTTATACTTAGACATAATAAAACAAAAATGAAAGAATTAAACGAGAAACAAAAGCTATTTTGCAAGTACTATGTAAGTGAGGAGTTCTTTGGTAACGGAGTAAGAGCTTATTGCATGGCATATGGGCTTGATTATACGGACATTAGGGAATACAATGGGGCGAAAGTTAGTGCTTGTGAGCTATTAACTAAACCTAACATCCTCGCGTGCATCAATGAGCAACTTGATGAGGCAGGATTAAACGATAACTTTGTAGACAAACAGTTATTATTTGCCCTTACTCAAAACGCTGACATGAGCAGTAAAGTTAAAGCGATAGGAGAATACAATAAGTTAAGACAAAGAATCATTGACAAGTCTAAGGTTGAAACCTCAGGCGAAATAATAGTAAAGTATGGCGACGGAGTTAATCCTGCATAAGCCACATGAGGCACAACAACAAATTTTAAACTGCGATAAACGATTTATTGTTTTATTGTGTGGAAGGAGGTTTGGCAAGAGTTTAATAAGCTCTCAAATCTCAATCCTAAATATCATGTCACAAAAAAGAGTGGCATACATTACACCGACCTATCAATTAGCATCGGTGTTCTTTGATGAGATAGTTAAATTAGGGGGTAATATCTTTAAGACCAATCGAACCGAACTAACAATAAAATTTAATAATGGGGAACTAAGGTTCTTCACTGGAGAGAACATCAACTCATTAAGGGGACATAAATTCCACATGGTAATAGTAGACGAGGCTTCTTATGTCAAAGACTTAAAGGAAGCATGGGAAAGAGTTATAAGACCAACGCTAACGGACTATTCAGGTAAGGCTTTATTTGTATCAACTCCAAGAGGCTTTGATTACTTCTATTCACTTACTCAAAACAGTGGACATGATTGGAGGACATTTAAGTTTAGTACTTATGACAATCCTTATATACCAGTGTCAGAGATTGAGGAGGCAAAACAAATGCTACCTAACGCAGTCTTTGAGCAAGAGTACATGGCTAACCCAATGCAGAACGCTGACAATCCATTTGGTTCTGATGCTATAAGAAACTGCATTCAACCTTTAAGCACTAAACCTGCAAAGTACTTTGGAATAGATTTAGCCAAGTCTTATGACTATACGGTTATAATTGGTTTAGACCAAGACGGAAATGTAGCACACTTTGAACGCTTCCAAAAGTCATGGCAACACACAAAGGATACTTTATTACAACTAAGTAGAAACACAGTAGGGTATGCCGATAGTACAGGAGTGGGCGACCCAATCATTGAAGAGATAAGTTTAAGCATACCAAACATTCAAGGCTTTAAGTTTACCGCTCAAAGTAAGCAACAATTAATGGAAGGCATAGTAAGTGCAATACATCAAGGGTTAATCGGTTATCCAAAGGGGACTATAACCGATGAGCTTGAAGTGTTTGAATACAAGTTTACTTCAACGGGTGTTAGATACTCAGCAAGGGACGGCTTCCATGATGACTGCGTTATGGCTTTAGCACTGGCATACAAATCATTTAAAGAAAACAAAACAATCGGCACATATAGAATAAGATAAGATGAACATAAAACAATATCAAGGACTCTACAACGCCATTAAGTTAGGCGACAACAATGAAATAAGAACGGCATACAATGTTATGTCAGTGCTTACCGGTAAACCTATTTCAGAATATAGACGAATGAAATGGGTTGACTTTCTTAAGGAGCAAGAGGGCATAACGATTCCCGACATCAGCTCATTCCCTGACAAATGGGTTACTGAGTTTATGGTGCAAGGCGAAAAGTATTTTGTCAATCAGTATATAACCGATTGGAATACCGAGCAGTTTATATCCATGTCATCATTGACTAAAGAGAAAGAGGCTATTGTTGACAACCTGCATTTAATTTTAGCTACGATGTGCTACAAAGAGAAAGACGAAGATGTGCAAATGACTGAGTTCAATCGGAGAGCTGAGTTATTCAGGGAGCATTTGGATGTGGATGTCGCTTATCCGATAGGGTTTTTTTTTGCACTTCTTTTAGTGAAATTGTCTCAGGCTACCCCGTCTTATTCAACAAAGAAAAGGAAACCGAAGAAGAAGAACAAGAGTCGGATTGGTTCGCTTCTAAGTGGTCTTGGTATGCGACAATCGATAAGCTCTTTGCTAAAGAAGATAGGTCAAAGTTTTCGTTCTATTTTAAAATGAACGCTTATGACTTCTTAAACCATTTATGTTATTTA